GGCTTCTCAAACAACTCTTTCGCAGGCACTGTTCTGTATTTGGACAAGATCAAGACCGGTGACTCAGTAAAGATAACAGTGCGTGTTCCAGCTATCTTCGAGATTCAGCCTGCACCCGGAGAAACTCTTCACTACACACGCATCTATAAGAACGTGCTGAAGAAAATCATTGAGAGTTTCAACGTTCGTTATCTGTTTGCAGACCGATGGAATTCAATAGCATTGTTAGACCAAGCTACAGAAGACTTCTCAAAAGTAGAACTAGTTGGAGCTCAGTACTCTGTCAAGTACAAGGATTTCATTCAAGCAAGATCCTACATTGAAGAGTCAAAGATAGTCTTACCTAAGATCAACATGGATCTAGACAAGATTACTCTAATTGATGAGTACCCAACCTACTTCGCAGACGATCCTGCAGCTCACCTGTTGTTCCAAATGATGACTGTCAAGGATGTAGGGAGTACGGTCGTGAAAGGCGGTAACTATACAGACGATATCTTCAGGGCACTAGTGCTTGGAATTAGTCGTGTGTTAGATCCAAAGATCTCAGAGAGACTACTAGAGCTAAGTGCTAAGGTTACTAGGCAAAAACTAGTAGGAGCGGTAACTGCTGGACGTTCAATGGGCATTCAAGGCATGTTAGGATTCGGAAGACCAAGACCTACTTCTACTTCCTTAATTGGGTATTCAGGCGCAAGTGCTTCAGTTCCTAATTCTGTAGAGACCTCATTGGACACACCTAACAGCAACGTATTCGCAGTTCGAGTCAGTAGGAACTAATTTCATGCACAAGGAGTTCTACTATGACTGAGAGAATTTACCCCTCTATCATGCTTGAAGTTGCGACTGAAGAGGAAACAAAAGACAAGACGCAAGAAACTGCTAGAGTTCAAAACATCGAGCTAGGCAAGTGTCCTATTTGTCAGGCAATGCTAGTCAATGCTAAAGCTGATGGATTAGACGTTACCTATTGCCCTGATCACAATATCGTGATGCCACTAAAAGACTAAGCTATGTTCAGCAACTCACGTAGATTCCAAGTTCAAGGTAATACGATCAGATCAACAACAAAGTATTCACCTAAGAAGACCGTAGCAAAGTCCAGTGCTAAGGCCGAGACGGCTAGTCTATTTGGAGCCTACGGTCTTGGTGCTATGTCTGGCAACTCAACAATGAATGTCCACGCTACAGGGCCTCTGGCTAGCGTAGGCATGTTGAGTTACCTGGTGCCGCAGCAAGAAGATATGCTGCGGATGTACTATAGAGACATCTACTACTATGATTCAGTCTGCGGCGCTACTGTAGACATGATTTCTAGTTTCCCATTCTCTGAGTACACTCTAACTGGTTGTGACCAGAACATTCTCAACAAGTACGAAGAGAGCATGGTGCGACTGAACATTCGCACCTTGATGCCTGACATTAGCACTATCTATTTGGTAGACGGCCAGTTCGTAAGCTCTCTAGTGTTCAACAAGAAAGAGAAGATCTTCATTGACGTGATTGTCTATCCTGTAGACAACTGCAAGATAGATCCTATTCCGTTCTACAGCTCTGACCCCATCATCACTGTTAAGAACACAGAGTCGATGGTAAAGTTCATGATGAGCAACGACAAGCAAGCAATGGCAATCAGAAGCCTGTTGCCTGCGTCGATGATCAGCACTCTTCGGTCCTCGGCTTTCCAGCTTGATCCGTTGACTACTTTATACATGGCACGTCGTACTCTTCCAGGTGAAGAGCCTACTTCGTTCCTGAAGCGTGTTCTTCCAGTCTACCTTTTAGAGAAGACGCTATATAGAGGTACGATTGTTGAAGCTAACAAACGTCAACGCTCTATGCTTCACGTTCAGATGGGTGATGACACTCATGAATTCACACCAGAGGAGATGGCTGAGACTGTCAATCAGTTCCAACTAGCTGACTTAGATCCACTAGGTGCTGTGATTGGTACGAGAAACAACGTACAGGCTACAGAGCTTCGTCAAGGTGGTGATTTCTGGAAGTGGACTGACACGATTGACGTCCTCACTCCCTACAAACTGCGTGCGTTAGGCACAAGTGAAGCGTTCTTGTCAGGTGATGCTACCTACTCTAACGTTGAAACTGCTCTCTCAGTTTTCTTAGAGAACGCAGACGCCTACAGGTCGTATCTGACGTATGAGGTCTTTACAAACAAGATCTTCCCGCTAGTAGCTGTCTCTAACGATTTTTTCAAGAAAGGGAAGAAGACCAATACTGATGATAGAACTAAGATGACCTATCAGCTTAACAACGCAAATGACTTGGAAATTCCTATCTTGCGTTGGCATAAACGTCTGGAAGCTAAGGAAGAAGAGAACGTAATGGACGTTCTGACTACCTTAGAAGAAAAAGGTATGCCAATTCCTTTGCGCATGTGGGCCGCCGCAGGTAAGGTTGACCTAAACGCCTACTATCAGGACCTGGAACAAGATCACGAGATCAGAAAGAAGATCAAAGCTCTAACTGACGCAAACGAGTATCTCAATCCTACTCAACCTGGTTCGAGCTCTGACGATGCTGAGTTTGCCGCCCTAAGACGCCTGTCCAATTCGTTGAGACGTAAAAACCTGCTCACTAGAGACTTTGGAGAACTAGGTGAAGTTAAGGGTACAACCAAGACAGGTAAGGCGAAGTACATCAGGAACCAGAAAGAAGCTAATGCTCGGGTAAACAAGATGATCAGCCAAGCAGTAGTAGCACTAAACGACCCTAACATTCGTAGATCTGCATTGAAGAAAGTACAAGCCAAGTTAGGTACTATCCCTAACATCCTAGAAGTTCCTGCACCTAGGAGATAGACATGTCTGTCTACAAGATGAGTGTGTTCTGGTCAGCTTGGACCCCACAAGTTGCGACTAGGATCATGAGAGACGTGCTAGCAATTCAAAGGCTAGCTAAGGTACACAGAGCTCAATTCGTTGTTGCTGCAGATGAACTCCTACACCCAAAACTAGAGGCTGTAGGAGTTTTTTACACGACTGACTTTGCTAAGCCTAGCTCAGTTCGTGTCTATGTAGACCAAGGCTCATGTATCCCTGATGAAATTGCAGCACGCTTACCTGAGTGTGCTAGCTTAGAAGTGGTGTCAATAAATGGAGAAGCTCCACCAGCCCCAACTCTTACTGTTGAAGAAGACCCTTACGCTGGTGTGAAGTTCTACCAAGACTGGAAGCGAATAAACGAAACAATGCCTCTTGACAGGAAGGCGCCTCCTCCCAACAGTGAACCTTTGTTATCACCATTCCTATAAGGATCACGTATGGAAAGCGGAGTAATCAAGTCTCTAACGCAAACTGCGGTAGACACTAAACAAGCGGTGGGAACAACCTTTGCTGACCTGTTCATGTGGCAGCAGTCTAGCCCATGGGATTTGGTCTGGATTGCTATAGTGTCTGCGTTCTTGGGTATGATTACCCACTGGGCAAAGAAGTACTATAAAGACGGCAATGGAGTTACCATCGTAGACTGGTTCTGGAGAAAGAATCCAAGAGCTACCTTGGTGGCTGTGTTGACAATGCTTGGTACTCTGTTTGCTACCTTTGCTCCATTAGACTACACTACAATCACCTTGTATCAGACTATTACTCAAGCCTTCACGGTAGGGTACGCAGCTGATTCGTTTTTCAATACGAGTCATAAGTTAGGTGAAGTAGAACAAGGCTGAATGATATGCCAGTTGCTGAAAACCTTCAACGCCTGAAAAACAAGTACCTAAAAGCAAAGTGGATGTACTACAACGATCCTCAAGGCAGGACGTTGATGTCTGACGAAGAGTTTGACGCTCTTGAAGACAAGATTCGAGAGCTAGATCCGAAGTGGTCTGAGTTCAAGAAGACTGGCATTAGTGTTAAGAAGCTCAAGGCCAAACTACCAATACCAATGGCCAGTTTAGACAAGGTGAAGCCCGACACAGTAGAGAACTGGCTAGCCAAAGTATCTACTAGTGACGTGGTACTGTCTGACAAGTTAGACGGCGCTGCCCTTCAGTTAGTCTACAAAGATGGAGTGCCTAGAAGGTTGTTCACAAGAGGTGATGGTAAGATAGGCGGTGACATTAGCTACCTGATACCACACTTGAGAGTACCACAGAAGGTAGGAAAATTCTCCTTCATTCTTCGGTGTGAAGGTCTCTTTTCTAGAGCAGCTTTTCAGAAGTACAAAGCAGAGTTTGATGCTGCTCGAAACGCAGCTTCAGGAATCTTCAATCGTCAGGATATTCATAGAGGTGCTAAGGATCTTTCGATCGTTGTATTGAAAGTCTTGGCACCCGCTATGTCTCCAAGTCAAGGACTAGCTTGGGCAAAGTCCAAAGGCTTTATGGTTGTACCCTATAAGGTGGTACCTACCAAGAAACTTAACTCAACCAATCTTACCAATTTGGTCAACAAACGCAAGAAAGTTTCAAAGTACCAGCTAGACGGGATTGTGATTGAGGAAGACAAGATCAATCGAGTAACAGCCGATAGACCAGACTGGGCTAAAGCCTTCAAAGTCAACGTAGACATTGATAGTGCTACTGTAACTACAGTCCGTAAGGTTCACTGGGATATCAGCCCTCGAGCACAGATCATTCCTCGCATTGAGTTTGATCCCGTAGAGTTTGAGGGTGCTAAGGTTCGATTTGCTAGTGCGTTCAATGCAGCATACATCAACAAGAACTCTATTGGTCCTGGTGCTAAAGTCGTGATCCTTAGATCAGGTGACATTATCCCCTACATTGCAAAGGTCGTTAGAGGAGCTAGCAAACCTAGCAAACCAGACCCTCGTGAAGTAGGAGAGTACACACTAGACAAGAAGGGGACAAACTACGTCCTGTCCTCTCCTAAGGACAACGACGAGTTTAGAATCCAGCACCTGGCAAAGTTCTTCTCAACTTTAGGTGTAGACTTCATGCGCATTGGAACTGTGCGTCGTCTATACGCAGCAGGCTTCACAAACGTCAAGAGCATCATCAAAGCAACACCAGAGAAGTTCCTTAGACTAGAGGGTGTAAAGAGCGCTACTGCTAACAAGATACACGCGGCCTTGCACGCGGTTCTTGATAAAGGGATACCACTCACAGTGCTGATGGACGCTAGCGGGACTTTCCCTCACGGAATGGGACAGACTCGTTTTGAGAAGATAGCTGAACACTATGACTTGATGAAGCTCTTATCAGAAGATCCTACAAAGCAAGAGCGAGTTCTTCTGCAGATTCCTGGTTTTGGTTCCTCTACGATTCAGTCTTTCATCAAAGGTGCGCCTAAGTTTTTGAGATGGCTGTCAGTTGTAGGAATAGAACCCGTGACCTCGAAGAAGAAAAAGGTCAAGACTAAGAGTGAAAAGTTGGAAGGTCAAAATGTTACTTGGACTGGGTACAGAGACAAAGAACAAGAAGCGATCGTGCAAGAAAACGGTGGCCAGGTGGTCAGTTTTGGAAGCAAGACCACGGTGCTACTTGTTAGCCCGTCAGGCAAGTCTTCATCGAAAGGGGACAAAGCCCGTGAGCGAGGTATACCTGTAATGACTTGGGATGAGTTCAAGCGAAAGTTCAAGCTATGAGCATCAAACAGATCGTCTTAGTAAAGAGTGCTGTCACGTTTGAAGGATTCGGAGATATCAAGAGACACGATTCTCAGCCTGAGATCCTTGATCCTAAGACAGGGAAGCCTTATGATCTAAATGATCCGCAACTACCTGTAGTCAAAGGTCATAGGTTCAGATGGAACTACTGGGCGATGCCTAAAATGCCTACAGTGCTTTTGAACTACCTGAACGAACACTACGACTACTTCAATCGTACTAGGTTTAGTTCGAGACTAACGAAGCCGAACATTGCACTGCTGAAAGACGTAGATGCTTTGCGTATGAGGCTTCGAGGTCTATGGACTCCTAGAACACGTACTTTGAGCATCAGTCCTAATCTTTTCAATGCACCTCATGAAGGATGGGTTAACCGAATTCTCATACATGAGATGTGCCATCAAGAGGTTACCGATCACTATGGTGGTGAACGAGAAGAAAATGGACACGGACCAAAGTGGAAAGCTTCAATGCTACGTGCGGGCCTGACACCTAACAGGTACGACATGGAAAGCAATGAAACCTACATGGACAAGAAAGAGAAGAAGGCTCATCAACAAACACTAGACAAGAGAAAGCCTTTTCTTGATGCAATCCAGAATCTTCGACAAGAACGACAGCCTGTTACGCGAGTAGTTAAAGGCCTTAAGGTGATGTTTCCTGACAGTACTGGGACACTGTTAGAAGGTGAAGTCGTAGGCAAGTCTACTCTTGGTCCAAAGTACTATGCAGTCAAGCTGTCAAGCGGTGAAATATGGAGCGTGACTAAGCACTCCATGTTCTTACCTCAATAGGCCATAGACGACGCTAAGTGCCAAACCTATTCGTTCATCTCAAAATTGTCAGGAAAGAGACATGGGCATTAAACAACTGAAGGTAACTGCAGCTCTCAAGATGTCGGCTTTGATGAAGGCATTTCCTGGAGCGAAGTCTTCTAGCAAGGACGTCTACACTTGCAACTCTGCTCCTAAGGACGTAGTTAACTCCTTGGTAGAGCAGTTGAAGAAGACATCTCAATACAGAGGCGTTACCGTAGACGCTGATGGATACAACATCACGACATATGACGGTCGGATAGTCGTGTCTGAAAAAGGTAGAGGAAGCCTCGTAGTCTATTTGCCTTGAATGCCAAGTCTATGATTACTTCTAACATCAAAGCCAAGACGATCTTAGTTAGCGTAAAGAGGCAAGGTGGCTACGACTTTGTTGGAGAAATTGCAGGTAAACTTACTCTAGAAGCACTAGCACAGCTAGGTGTGAACAGAGGAGACGAACTACTTCTTCAGTATTCTTCTGACCCAGCTGAGAATCCTAGTAGCAGCGCTAACCTTCGTCCTAAGAAGAACTATGCTTGGTACAGGCAATTTGAGAAGAGAGGATTCTTACGATGACAGTTCACGTGAAGCAGAAGACTGACAATGACTGTGCTCTAGCGTCTATAGCAATGTCAGTCAATTGTTTGTGGGAAGACCTGTGGACACAAGATGACTTGACTCAGATCGAAGGTAAAGGTATCAGTGACTTGGATCCTTGGCTGCTAAGAGCTGGCTACATCCGAAGTGAGTACAAGTACGTCTACACTCATGGTTCTTTGTCTATTGAAGGGCACGAACTACTGTGGGCAAGGCGTGCTCTAGTCTCTATTCGATCTTTGAATGGTCCTAGCAACCACCTGATCTATTGGGATGGAAAGCGTGTATGGGACCCTCAAGAAGGAGTAGAAGGTAAGTTGTATGTCAAGCACTTGCATAGTGCAGTACTATCAAGAGTTGTTTTGCTGAACTAAGAGGACAGAAATGGCTATCAGAAAATTGGAGTTAGCACAGTCAAAGCTAGACGAAGTTAGACAAACCATCAAAGAGATTCTTGCTAAGAACAAACTGAGTGCTGCAGACTCTCAAGCGGGCAACCTAACCGTCTACAACTATGATTCTAGCTCTATGGCAGCTATGCTAGCTAGAGAGTTGAGAACGAGCTTTTTCCGTAAGGGAATTTCAAACGAAGGTACAGTGTCGGGCGTTCGAGTTCTAGTGAGCCCTACTGGGAACAATTCAACCATTCAGATGATGTCTTACTGACATGGCAATCAAACACCTCGAAGTTCACGCTTCAGTAGAAGCGCATGCTTTGTACGAGTTCTTGGCTAAGAAGCTAGGATTTCGCATAAGCAAGGACAAAGCTACAAAGCTGTACCAGACTGGTGAACGAGACGATGATGGCTTTGTGCTCACACTGACGTTTAAGCCTGGAACAGGCCTGTACTCAGAGTACAAGATGTACGAACACCATCTGCCACTCAACCTCATGGCAGACGAGCAAGGTAAAGCCTTTAGATCACGCCAGACACTAGACAAGTTCGTGAAGAATCTGAAAGCGGCCTCGGCTAGACTTGATTCTGATCTTGATGCAATTGACCAATACTTGAAGAACAATGCCTGACAATCACGACGCACGTAGTCTTACCCCTGTGAGAGAAGCCTTTGATCAGATGTTTCTAGACCAAGGTTTCAAAGTAACGGTCTACGGGTCCTCTATACGCTACGATAAACGACTAACTAGGGTAGCTCATGAAGTTAGCCTACGATTGATAAAGTCTAGTATGTATCAAGTAGAGATAAGCCAGATCAAAGACACGTACTCCGGTCGAAAGGTAGCGTCTAAGCTAACTACAGGAGGCTTAGCAACCTGCTTGAAGTTTGTTCAACAGGAGTTCCCTTCAGATGCCAATAAAACAGTTTCACACACGTCGGCCTCTTAAAGGTGATGACGTCTTGTTCAAAGGCGGACACTATATCTTGACAGTGAGGCAAGGTCAACCTGCGGTATTCCACGATGGTGACTACGTTTATTTCAAGTGGGGACAGCTCTCTCCTGATCCAAACAAAAAGAATGGGTGGATAGTTACTGACCAAGCTTTGGAACGAGACACTAATTTGATAGGGTACGAGGTGCTCATAGGTCTAAACGGAGAGACTCACGAGTTCCATCTAAAAGATGTGTCTGCTGATAAGGCGAAGAACAGAGCAGTGTTCACTCTAGCTAAGAAGCTAGGGATAGCAGTTCAATCTGTGTGGTTCAAGCTAAAGCAGTACCCTAACTCAATTACAGTCAAAGCAGTCAAATGAAATCCCTAATGCAAGTCTTGGCAGTAAACCAGAAACAGCTAGAGTCTCTTATCAAGGTTCTGTACGCAGCCGTAGCTGTCATTGCAACAGATCAAGTGAATAAGAAGGTTGCCCAGACTGCAAGCGGGTGGGCTACAGGTGCGAAAGGCGTCGAGAAAGAACTAGGAACTGAGTTCCTTCCAACTCTCTTACAGATCATTCGTTCTGGAGAAGTGGACGACGATGTCCTAATTCCTGAAGCTAAACAATTCAGGCGCTTGATCGGATCAGAGCTCAAGTCTGACACTAGCATTGACCATCAAGAGCTGGAGATGGTGAAAGCCCTATCCACTTACTTAGTATCTAGGTCAGAAGGGGCTCTTAAGAAGGCAGTTCAGTTGTTGCCTGCCTTAGAAGAACGTGACTTGATTGACGCCTTCATCTTTGAGGCCAAGTCTCAAAAGGAGTTTGTCAAGCCGTTGCAGAAGATTGTCTACGCTGCAACAAAAGACAAGAATCGCATTGCCTTAACTGCTGAAGAAGCTCAGCAACTAAAAGCTAGTCACCCAGCTGTTTACAAAGAGTACTTGAGACTGCGTAAGCAGTTCAATCAAGTATGGAAAGATGAACTGCGTAATCTAGTCTTTGAGTCTAAGAAAAAGCTCATCAAGTTCCAAGACGCGCTAGACTACTTAGACCAACAAGGTATTCAACATACTTTGCCTCGTGGGTTTGTAGGTCTGATTGACGCTAACGGTAAGCTTTACACCGTAGCAGGAAAGGGGATTGCTGGATTTCCTGGTCCCGGCTTCAGTGTTCAGATGAACCCAGACTACAATCCGAAGGCAGACGACTCTTATGTCTTCACTACCATAAACGATGCTACAGGGGAGCGTAGTCAACACGTTTATACCGAAGACTACAAAAAGCAAGCTACTCAGCAGAAGTTCGAGAAGGTAAAGAACCTAGACAAGGTTATCGACGCTGTTCGTAAGAAGTGGTTAGTGAATGTCAGAAAGGGCGGGACTACGCCTGAGGTAGTTGCTTCTACTATTCTTGAACTGCTGTATCAGTTCAGTGCCCGTGTTGGAAGCACTGGGAACCAAGCAGAAGGTCAGAACACATACGGCATTTCAACACTGCTGGGCAAACACTTCAAAGTAAACGGTAACAAAGTTACTATCTCTTACATCGGCAAAGGCGGTGTCAAACAGATACACCAACTAGATGGGTCGTCAGCTGAATCTAAGATGTTGATCCGCAACATCAAAGAGCTATTGGAAGGAAAAGGTCCTAAAGACAGAGTGTTCACGTTCACAGGAAAGTCCGGCCGTGAACTGCCAATGACAGGCGCACTAGTCAACAGGTACTTCCAGAAGCTAGGTTCTCCTGTGACGGTGCACAAGCTTAGACACGTTCGAGGAACACGTCTGTTCAACGAGCTTCTAGAAGAGAACGAAGACAAGATCTTCAATGCGAAGAAACCCCTGAGTGAAGCACAAGCAGTAGCTCTGTTCAAGAAGTTAGCTACGCAAGTTGGGCAGATGTTGGGACACGTGAGAGGTGTTGGGCAACAACAGAAGGTAACGCCAGCAACAGCGATAAAGTCTTATCTTGATCCAATGGTCATGATAGGTTTCTTCGAGAAGCTAGGATATAGACCACCGAAAGGTCTCAAAGAGCTAATAAGATGAGTAGAGTTCCGCCGGAAAGCCTGTTTAGGCGTTGCAAACTCTGTGGCGCTGACTTTAGCACCTCTCGGTCACCTAAGGCTTCTATGGCTCGTCACTTACGGTTTAGGCATAAAGAAGAGTTTGCAGCTTATTCGAAAGTCACTGACGGCTACATGGCAGAAGTGATTTTGAAAAACAAAATACCTACTTGTGCTAACCCTAAGTGCAAAGCTAAGGTTAGGCTACACGGATTTGAGTTTTTGCCACGGTATTGCTCTCCTAGGTGTTCTTCAGCTCATCAACACCTACTAGGAGGAGCTTTTTCAGACCCTGCTAAAGTAAGCGCTAGAAATAAAGAAATTTGGCAAAGGCCTGATTATCGCGATAGAATGCGGGAGATACACTCTACTCCAGAAGCAAAAGAGCGCAAAAGTAGGAGTGCTAGAAAGTACTGGTCTAAGCCCGGAGTAAAGGAGGCTAGGTCCGAAAGGCACAAGAAGTGGTGGCGTACAAAGTTTAAAGAGACTGAGTACATGAAGATGAGAAGCGAAGTTTCTTCTAGAAATGCATCTCACCTATTGAAACACAATCCAAACTTCGGTTATTCAAAGGCTCTAAAAGGAGGCAAGTACCGAGGGGTTCTTATGAGGTCTAGCTGGGAGATAGCCTTAGCTAAGAAACTTACCGAATTAGGTTTTAGATACAAGTACGAACCAGAGACGTTCAAACTAGACAACGGTATTAGGTATACGCCTGATTTCTACTTACCTGAAGTAGACATCTACTTAGAAGTTAAACCTAGAAAGTTTTCTGCTGGACGTCCTACACAAAAACTCCGGGCGCTAAGGTCCAAATTTGGTAAACGCATAAAGTTTATTGACTTGGACGGTATAAAAGCCTTAAATTTTGAGAAACTTTTCGATCTAGTTCAGCCTTGTAGTCTCAAGCTAAACCCGATCCTCTAAACTTATTCTGACCCTGGTGCAATGGTCCAATACTTTGATCGTCTTAGTGTGAGACGCCCAAAGTTTTTGAGCAAGTTCAAGGAATGACATGGCTATCAAACGTTTTCAGGCTATTGAAGTAAAAACGTAAGATTCTAACTAGAGCGGAGAGCGAACTTCGCCTTCTTGTTCAACTACAGTGAGGTGTGTATGGAATTTCCTCTGTTCGTAGCCGTCTTAGTCGTTGGTGTTGGCTTAGGCGCATATGGCTACCGCTATTGGCTTAAGCGTGATCCAGAAGCCTTAGAGGCTTGGGCTAAGAAGCTCAAGGAAGCAGGAAAGAAACTAACCAAGTAAAAGAAATGGGCACTGTTTTCACTTAAGAAACAGTGCCCATTCTTACGATCTGCTGACCTTACTTTACTAGCTTACCTTCAATGCCTCTTGCAACTCGTCTAGCAGTACGAGCTTCAAAAGCATCTAGAGCGCACTTCATGTGAAACAAAGCTCTATCGTTTTCTTCTGAGTGAAACTTGTTGTTCAGCACCTCAGTACGGTTGATCAAGACCGCTAGTAAGGCTTCGTTCGTCCAGCCGTTCACGCCTGCCACAGGTATAGGACCGTTTTGGAAGTTCAATTCACCTAGCTCTGTGTGAACTTCATTGTGTTCTCCTGTATCTGTATGCCTAGCCTCATAGTAGTGACCGTCTTCATAACCGTCATCTTCTTTGGTCTTGGCGAAGACCTCTAATCCACTCTGGTTCTTATAGATAAGCTTCATCGTATTCCTTACTTTCCTACGTTGATAAGGCTGAAGAACTCTTGGCGAGGCATGTCTCGAGACTTGAAGACGCCGCCAAGCTGTGAGGTTACTGTGTCTGAACAAGAGTCCTCTACACCTCGAATCTTCACACACAAGTGCTCTGCTGCTATGCAAACTGCTACGTCTTCAGTCTCTAGTAAGTAGGTGAGCGTATGGAAAATCTGCGCGGTCAGCCGTTCTTGAATCTGGGGCCGGCGACAGAAGAAGTCTACAATTCGATTCAGCTTTGATAGGCCTAGAACTTTGTGCTTCGGAATGTAGGCAACATGCGCACCCCCTAGAATTGGCAGAAGGTGATGTTCGCACATAGACTGCACTGTGATGTTTCGTTCTAGAACCATCTCATCATAGCGCATCTTGTTCTCGACGACCGTAGCCTTCGGGAAGTTGTTGTAGTCTAGCCCCCAGAACAACTCATTCTTCCACATTTTAGCAACACGTTTAGGTGTCTCTGCTAATGAGTCGTCTTCTAGATCCAAGTCCAAAGCAGTGAGCATAGAGGACGTACAATCCTCTAAGGTCGACATAACTTGTCCTTGTCTATTGAACTCTTCAGTAGACGAGTTCTCTAGTCTGACTAGCATTGGAGTTTCAACACCCGTGGTGACTAGGTGTTTTCGAACCTCAGCACCTGTCGTCGAATTGGCTTTGCTTGCTTCTGTCTTACTCATGCTAGTCCTGCGTATAGGTGTGTTTGAAGTTGAAAACGCAATCCATTCGACATAGCATATTTAGCTGTGTACTCATGATTGCGCTGATTCGCTTCCATGTCCAAGACTCCTGGTTCCCAAAATGATACCACTTCGTCTACAGTAGAACGTTCTTCGATTGACTTGTCGGTCTTCCCAGAGATCAGGCGCATCTTTTTAGGGATAGACTTGTACACGTTCATCGGACTCACAAAGATCTGTTTCCCGGAGCTATCTGCCCATTCAAACGCCCAGTCTGGGATAGACTCATAAGGGCTAGGATTGTCTGCGTTTGTTGGAGCACACATTACAAACTTGAGACAGTGCGCTTGACGCAGCATCTGTTCTCTAGGCTTCAGGTACTTGGTAGGTCTTCCGTTATCTTCGGCACACTTAGGACTAATGACAACAGTCACTGCGTCAGAGTTTAGGTTTACTTGTCGTATGCCGTTAGACTCAATCTGCACCCAAGGAAACTTTTTGCTAGCATCGTCTAAGAAGTCTACAAGGTTATCTTGAAGTGTGGGCTCTCCGCCTGTGATAACAAGTCCCACACCGTAGTAGTCTGGGTTCTCGTATATAGCACAAGTAGGAACTCCTAAGCCTTGTTTCTGCCAATAGCTAAACAGTTCCGCCTTGATACGCTTATACAACTGATCAAAGGTCAACCATTCACCTTGATCAAAAATCGTGTCACAGAAACTGCAAGCTAAGTTGCACTTAGCTAGACGAACGAAAACTGCAGGGCACCCGCTATACGGCCCTTCTCCTTGAAGTGTGTAGAACACAGATGTCACAAACAAGCTGTTTGTTGGAGCGTCCCTAAAGAACTTCGCTCCCACAATTTCGTTCGTCCCAAACATCGATTAATCTCCAACTGCGTTCTTCAGAATACGTACTTGGTACTCGTTAGCGAGCCAGTTCTTCACTTGCTCGATTGTAGGAGCAGTGTTCATGCCACCTACCCATTCGGCCAGGAAGTAGTTGTCTTCTCTGTCTTCTTTACCATTTTCAGACTCGGTTTCCCAAATCTTGGAATACTTGCCTTCCTTGTACCCGTGTTGCTGCCTAAACTTGTTCAGCACACTCTTACCGAGATACAAGGCGTAGAGCTTGTCGAAAGAAAAGTTGATGTACGTGCAAAGTTCAAACAATGCCTTAAACGCATCTTGCGTTTTGAATTCTTCTTCAGACAGTTCTTTGCTCAGAACCTTTGACCTGCGAACTAGTTCTACCTGATCAAACTCCGTTTGAGTTTTGTCGGACGCAAGCAACGCCAGATGAATGTCACTTGCAGCCTTTCCAATGTCCTCGAGGCTATGACTAGCGATAGCCTCGCTCAGCATAAAATGCAGCGCGTCTACTAGTTCGATTCGAGAGTTGGACCAGTCTCGTTCAGCTTTAGACCACCAAGGCAACCAAGAACTCTTGTTGAACTCTGCAACCTCTTGAATGGCTGCCATTGTGTAGCTCCACTCACCTGATCGCGCTTTGTCATGCCAGTCATTAGCGTAAGCGCTTGTGTTCAGCATCAGCTGATTTTCCAGCATCTCTACGATCATGGCAAAGTTGTTTTTGGACTCTACGAAATTTATTGCTGTCATTTGACTCTCACTTCATGTAGATGGCGCTGTTCGCGCCGTGTTCAGAAACCTCAACTGATACTAGTCGCACTCGACTCCCATAGCCCGCATCCTTGATCCACTGCTCTGTCACTTCAAACACTAGTTGTGCTGTTGCTTCACATCCAGTATTTTCTACTTCAATCACGCGAGCCAATCCATGCTTTCTGTCTAGGTCTAAAATGACCTCTTTCTTTGGATCGTCAGCTGCGACCAAAAGAGTATGATCAAACGTATCCTCTAAGATAGCTTTGAGAGGCTTCAGCCCTCCGAAATCAACTACCCAGTTTCGTACGTCTAGGTCGTTTGCCTCGAAGACAAACTTGAATGACAGAGCATAGCCGTGAATGAGACGACAATGAGAGTCAGCGCGCCACTGTCTGAAGGCGCACGACAGGCCAATTTCGTGGCCAAAGGTCTTAGTTGATAGGTAAGGCATTACTCGTCTTCCCAGGAGTCAACATCTGCGTCTGTAGCGACTTCAGGAGAAGAGGTCTGTCCAACCTCATCGTACAAACGTTCTGCGTACTGTTGAGCTGTATCTCGATCAATTGAAGTGGTGTTGACATACCTATTTAAGCTACGTGTGATCCACTCATCTTTACTGAGTTGCATAGTGCTTCTCCTTTCTCATTCTTATTTACAGTGTCAGAAACAGTAGTCCGTGAACCAACAGACTAAACCTAAACCGGCGATTGCAAGCATTACCAAATTGACAAGAACCTGAGGAGTGTTCTTATGCTTCAAGAAGTAGAGAAGGAGTAAGCTGTTGCCTACAGGATAGGCGATGAAAGCCCATTTGCTGTAGTCACTGTTCAATGCGATCAACAAGGCGGCGGTGATGATAAGCGCACAACCTGTCCAATTAAGAGATGAATACGCGTTCCCTTGAACGCCTTTTTCTTTTTGAGAGTTCACCATTTCTCCAAGCTAGTCTTGCTAGTATGCTCAAACGAGTCTCTAACTTCACTTGAGGATTCTTGCTAGGTTTGACGATCTTAGCATAGCCGTCTGACCTTAAGACGATAACACCAACACGTTTGTTGATTCTCGCCTTGAGCTTTGTGTTTGCTACTACCTTGTTCCAAACTTCTTGTGTGAAGCACACGTAGAAACGATCACAGTATTCTAGGTACTCCTCGAACTTGTCATCGTTCTTGAAGTCTGCAACAGAAGACTTTACCTCAACAATGACTATCTGACCGTTGATCTTGTTTCCGATAACGTCTGCTCTTCTAGCTCCCCACATTTTGAGGCCGACTTCAAAGTAGCAACTGTACCGGTACCTAAAGAAAAGATAAGCTGAGGCCTTTTTAAGTGCCTCAGCTATTTCTCTACGGGTAGCCATTAAGCAGGATCAACTACAACAGAAGCAGAGAAGGCCGTAGTAGACCCGATGTCGTTAGTAGCTGTGACTGCAACACGATACGTACCTGCAGAGGCAGGTGTGAAGGAGACTTCGTCTTCATCAGTGACGTCTTCCCACGAACCTGCATTGTCAACTTGCCACTGGTACTCGAAAGTATTGCTTGGGTTGTACCACCATGTTCCTGGGTCAGCAGTGAGCTCGTTTCCAGCTACTAGAGTGCCAGAAATAGAAGGAGGTACGGAGTTGAACGGAGCATTCGTGACAACGTTCAGTCCAAACCCGTTCTCGTTTTCGAGGCCTTGAAGAGCTAGGCCCTTGAAGTAGGTGAGGTATGTAGCTAGACCAGAGCCAGACGACCATTGGATGCCGGGACCAACAGCCTCCATCTCAATGAACTGTGCGTATCCACGATGAACTTTCTGGGAAACCTGTTCTCGCGTAAAGATAGCAGCCATGAACCAGGGATTCACCTTCCCAGTGATAGCAGTAGACGGATCGACTCTCTGAATGACAATGTTTCCATCACCTCCAGGTGGTACATCTAGTTCGTACTCTGTCTCAGTACCATTGAACTCTACGTTTTCGCCTAGGTCCAGTAAACCTAACAGAATACGTTTGTCTTCTTCGAAGATTGGTAGATAGTGTTGAACAGACATGGTGGGTCCTCAGTTAAACTCACATATGAAATTAAGAACAATGCCGTCTTTAGACAGTTGACTCAATAACCAGTCTGGAGGACTTCTTCTTTTCCACTCAAACAAGTGATTCTTGTACCTTGCATAAAACAATCTGTAGGACGTGATTGGATCATCAGTCTTACAGTCGTCGGGCATTGCTAAGGCAAATTTTGTTAGCCCTACATCAGCTATGTCAGGCTTAGGCAGTCTCTTTATCGTCTCCCAGCTCTTGTGCTTCTTGTCTCGCGGGTGCTGGTGTCTATATCTCCACTCACTCTCTAGTGCTTCAGACAAGTCTCTCAACCAGAGCCAATTAGAGAGGCTATGTCTAGCCCATACAGTACAAGGATGATTGACGTGAGTCTTTTTCCAAGCATCACCTACACCTTTGACCCTATTAGGGTGAGCATGAAGCGTGGCAGACATCATTTGGCAGTTCTCACTAATCATCTTGTTGACATGAGAATTGACATACCACTCTGCACACTTGTCTACGTCTTTGCTTAAGGCAAAAATATTCACGGCCTTACCTTGTGACAAGGATGTACTTGATATCGAATGGACTTATCTTGTACTTCTTAGCTATGGTCTTGAGCTTACTTGGATCAAGCTTGGCCTTCTGAACAGCTTCTCTGAATCTTTTCATCTCAGCTGTAGTCAACAACTTCACAAACTGAAGAGCGATCTTGTCTGACCCAGCTTTTCTCAAATTCTTCTCTAGAGACGTGACACTCTCTTTAGACGCCATCCATTTCTTGATTGTCAAGCCAACTTCGTTTCTTACGTCTGTATCTTTGATCTTGTACAGCTGTGTTTGCAAGCTAGACAGAGCAGATGCGTTGTAAGACTTGAGTATCTCTGTGACAGGCGTGTAGGTCTTTCTTACTATCTGAACAGGTTCGTCTGAGTACTTGTCGTTGAGAAGCTTCAGCAAATCCTCTTTGAGGAAAGGATGAAAAGTGCACTTTGTCTTCTCTAGCGTAGCTCCTAAGAGTGGTAGTCCAAACTCTTTGTTGAGCGTGAAAGGCGTATCAATGACTAGAGCAAGCACCTTAGACTTCTTGAACTTTGAATGCGTCCTATAGAAGGCTGTAGCAGAGGCAAATACCACAGGCTTTACCAATGTAGTGCCTTCTAGTTTGACTGGATCGAACTTCAACTGTCTAACTACACCGTAGCTAACATTCAGTTGATTTAGTAGATTGGTAAGCTCTAGAACTGTTAGACCAGGAACACCAAAGGCAGCGACTACCATTTCAGCCTGCCCTTCTCCAAGGAGATAACCCCACGGTGTTTCACTGCTGTGAAAGCACGAGCACCTGGAACATCAAGCTCTGGATTAGGTGTAATGACAATGATATGCGGAATGATCTTGTTCAACATAGGTAAGGCTTTCAAGAAGTTCTGAATAGCTTCTGGCCCCATGTTTGCCTCTAGTTCGTCCAGTATGAGAACGTTAGACCTAAACCTAACAGGTGTCATGGTATAGCATGCTACTACTAGAAGCAGAATGAACATGCGCTTTTCAGCTCCAGACAATCGTCTCACGTCCGAGGTGCTAACCTTCTTTCCATACTTTCTATGGACCAGGACTTGTAGCTTTGTGTCATACTTGAACTCGAAAGTGAAGTTCTCTGAGAACGTGTACTTCACGAACTTGTTGACCTGAGACTGAAGGAGAGAAGCATACCTCTGAATCATCAACTTCTTCATACCCTTGTTAGAGTATGCTTTCACCAGCGACTTGAGGATTGGTTCGTCTGCAGCTTGCTTCTTAAGCGTTACCCCTCGTTGCTTCAGTCGTTGCAAGTTCTTCACTGCTTCGTCTTGAGAGACCTTAAGAGCTTCAAGCTCTGTTAGCTTCTCGTTGTAGCTACGAAGCTTCTCGTTCACGCTCTCATACACCTTCGACCGTTCACGGTCTTCCGTAGTCAACTTCTTCAAGTCTCGTACTCTCTCAATCACCGGTTCGATGGCGTTGAAAGTCTCAAGCTTCTTTAGGACCGATTCGAGCTTCTCTTCTATGTCTTCAGACTCTACCTTAGGAACGTCAGGCTTTGTAGGCTTCTCAGGTTGTTTGTCCAAAAGCTTTTCGGCTTCCTTGTACTTCTTGTACTTCTTCTTCAGACGGTCAGTCTCTTCTAGTTCATCAGTCTTCTCTTTCAACTGATCTTGAATCTCTTTGTTCTTCTTACTAGCCTCTTTGTAGTCTTCGTATGCTTCAGCTTTGGCTAGCCTGTCTTTCCACTTGGCTAGATCGTGCTTTACTTCCTTAACCGGTCTAGCCTCTACAGAGGAGCCACACATAGGGCACTTACCTGACTTGAACTCATGAACGTGTTCTAGTTCTTCTTTCAGCTTAGAGACACGTAGTTCGCAGGTCTTTACGTCGTACTTTGCTTCCTCGACTCGATCTACCTTGACTACCTGATCCTGAAGTTTGCTTATCTCACGACTAAGAAGAGAAGACTTCTCCTGTAGTTCTTCATACTTCTTACTGTACTTCGCCACGAGCTTTAAATCCTCTGTGACACCAAGCTCACCTAGTTCTTTCTGAAAAGAAGCTAAAGCTTTGTCATAGGTAGCCCGTGCCTTGTTATAGGCCTTCCATTCAATTGCAGCTTCTCGTTGCTCTCGCAAGGCTTTACGCTTTGAAAGAAGTGCCTTGCGGTCTTCTTCAAACGTAGATACAGAAGACAGCTTGAAGAATCGTGACAGAAGCTTCTCGTTGTCTCTCTCGAATGCAAGTAGTTCTTTGACACGTTGAGATTCGCTACTCTCTTCAAGTAGGTGGTCTCGTTTCTTCCTGAGCGTGTTGATTCTATCGCTTAGTTCTTCTCGTTCTTCAGCTGTCGTAGTCAGTTGAGACTTTGCTTCATCAAAGAGGACTTTCACCTCTCTGTATGACGCAGCTGTCTTTTGCACTGTAGACAACTCTGCTAGTAGCAGCTTTCTGATGTTGTCAATGTTCTCTAAGTGGAACATGCTGACAAAGAAGTCTTGCTTCTGTGCTGCAGACCCTGAAATCAGAGGGTGAGGCAACAAGGAGTCAATGTAGAGACGGGTGTAGAAGTCCTCCTCACTCCTACCAAAGAAAGCTTGCAGCTTCTTCTGTGCGTAGTCTAGAGTTCTAACGTTCAGGTTCTCGCCGTCTTTAGTGACTACAAACTTCTTGCTCTTCCCGTACTCTTTTGTGAACTGATACGTCTTGTTCTTGTCTTCAAACGTTAGACGTATCTTGGCCTCTTTATGCTTGTGTCCGTCGTTACCAGATGGGGGCTTACCAAACACAAGTTCAGGGAGAGCTGTAAAGAACTGGGACTTACCAGCTCCATTGGTTGCACCCGGGCTAGCGTCCTTGTTCTTGCCGAAGATGAAAGTGATACCTTGATAGTCTAGGTCAAGTTTCGCTTTCTTGATGTTGCCGTAGTTGACTACCGCTAGCTCTTTTAACTTCATGTGATGCGATCAACTTTTGAGAAGTCATTCCTTCTCTTTGAAGTAAGGCTTAAGAAGTTGGATAGCCTCAAAAGCTGCAGTAGAGATCAACGTTGCCTCTGGCACCATGAAGGCCCCACTGCGAGCTCTCAAGTCTACTAGAACACGTTGCACTGTGGCGTAGGCCGTTAGCTCCTTGCCTTTCTTAAGTGACCCGTATTCTTCAATTCCTTCTTTTGTGTCTTTGTTTAGCTGCGACCACCAAACAGCCTTGTGCCTAGCGCCGTCCAAGACGTGTTGATTTAGCAAGAACGAATTGAGCTGAAGTAGCTTGCCAATCATCTTGAAAGGATCTTGAACGTCCAATAGTGCAAGCTGGACTTTCTTGAACTTGCCTGCGTACAAGGCAACCAGAACCTTCACTGCAAGTTGGTCATCAATACCATCAGAGGTAGAGAGTGCTTCCTCAATGTCTGTAGGCTTGATCTTGTTCTTACCAGACCCTGCTACGTATTGGTACACAGCCTCCATTAGCTTTGCTGCACTGCGCATCTCGCCATTGGAGTTCTCAGCTACCTTCTTCAAGAGCTCAGGTGTCATGTAGTCCATGCCCTCACCCTTGGCGATACGCTTCACAAACTTGACAACGTTCTCCTGGGTCTGAGACTCTAAGACGAACTGAGAGCATCTGTTCTTCATCGCCTGCAAGAGCTTCTCTGGCTCCATGCTACCAATGATGAACAAGGTGTTTGGAGGAGGATTCTCAAGAGGCTTGAGAAGAAGTTGAGCGCTAGGTCCTGTCAGCTGTTGTGCTTCGTCAATCAGAAACACACGGCGGGGAGCCATGCGTGGTTTAAGGCTAGCTACCTTAAGAAGGTCTCTAACGTCATCAATACCTCTAGCGTCTGCGCCGTTCAATTCATGAAAGTCATGAACGTTGCCGCTTTCTACGCTCTCAACTCCAAACAAAGAGGCTACGAAGGCCCTAGCTAGTGTAGTCTTGCCTGCAGACGAAGGGCCGACAAACAGCATCGCGTTTGGGTACTTCTTAGAGCTGATGATGCCTTGTAGTCTCTGAACGACTTTCTCATGACCGATGACCTTGTCTAGTGTCTTCGGTCTGTATTTGTCATCGAACGGTTTGTTGCTCATTGTTTTCTCTTTGACACTGGTAAGTCACACCACGCACAACGAATTTTCCAGTAGCTACACACTCTATAGCTACGAAACGACGTGTCATATCCTCAATCCACTTGATACCTTGAAAGGCTGAGAATATAGAGACACCTAAGACTACTAGAGCTATCAAGATTGTTTTCATGTTAGTCCTTGTAGGTTCTTCAAAATGAACATAGCTCTCTTCACTTCTTTAGTTGAGTGGCCTTCCTCTTTCAGCATGTTAGAGACGACGGCCTCATAGTCTACATTTACAACGTCAGTAACAGTCTCTGCGTCCAACTCCCATTCTTGTTGCACCATCTCCTCAAGCTCCTTCTTGGATTTGAAGACATTGTGTTTGACAATGTTAGGGTACTTGGTTAAGACGTAGTCAATGTCAACGTCTGCACCGTCTTTCAAGAACAACTTGTACAGAACGTTAGAACTAGAGTCTAAGTCCTCTAAGTCTTTCTCAGAGGAAACAGTCAAGTTCAAGAGCTTCCAAGGAGGTTCAAAGGCGATGTTGTCTACGTGAAGCTCTGAAGCTGAATGTGCTTTGAAGTGATGGAAGGACTTTGGTAGGTGCTCACCAAAGTTTGTCTGATACAGAGTACCAGAGAAGTAGGTGTTGTTTACTCTATGGCAGGTATGAAGGTGACCCATCAACGTGTTGTGCTTGCTACTAGGCCCCTCTTCAATTTTCTTCCCATTGTCTCTTAGAGAGCCTTTGACTTCAAAGTGACCTACATTGATAGCTTTCTTCGTAGTCTCTGTGAATGGGTAAGGCAAGAAATTGAAGGGCACTCCGTCTAAGGTCTTTCGTTCAGGCTTTGTGTAGATGTAAACTTCACGGTCTATCTCGTTTGCGATAGACTGTATGACTTGAAGAGTATGCGTACCGTTTTCAGCAAAATCGTGATTGCCTAAGATGAAGTGTAGGCTCAAGTCTCTGTACTTCTTCTTCAAGAGAAGCTTATACAAGTTGACCTGTGCATCATATGACAGTCTAGGCCTCTCACCTACGTCACCATAGAACAAAACGTTCTTGACGCCGTTGTTCAACGCGTACCTGAACACACGTTCAACAGACTTCACAATCAACTCTGATGCGTTAGGTATCAACGAATCTAGCTTGTCGAAGTGAAGGTCCCCTATTCCAATGCCTTCCACTCAGTCCTCCCGGTATTCTTTTAGCACTACTGACAATACTGCGCAAACGAAAAGGAAGCAAGACACGTAAGTGAAGAATCTCAACATAGGATCCTTGAACAACCAATACCCTAAGATCAACGTTATCGAAGACCAGAAGGTTAGGCTGACCTGTTCTTGCTCTATCATTGCTACAAGGATACGCCTAAGCTTTACCGTTCTTCTCATGCTCGCCACTCATTTTTCTTGGCAAATGGGAAAGACCTATCATGAACGTTATAGACCCAGACAGGACTGACAAGATGATCCAGAAGATAGTCATGTACCAGTCCGTCTGAACGTTGCTTAAGACAGTAGCTGCTGAACAGATAGCGAGGCTTATCAAGAACACTGGGTCTTTGAAAGCTGATCTTAAGAACTGTGACATTCCTATCTCCTTGGACAGACGTTAGTCGTCTGAATCATCGTCATCGTCGCTAGCTACGCCCTTAGCAGCAGCTTTAGCACGGCGCATCTCAAAGTACATGTCTACACCTGTACCAGCTTGAATCTGCTTCAGACATAGCTTTCTCAGGAAGCAGGGTTTCATTCCAATCTTGGTGCAGATGTCTTTGATCTCAGGCTTGTCACCTAAGATAAGCTTCTTGAATGTCATCCATTCAATCGGCTTCTTCGCCTCATTACCTTTGAACTGAAGCAGCAACTTCTTTCTGTTGCCTTTTGCTTGCCCAGTAGACTTAAGGTACTCGTAGGTGTCAAAGACAGGATCAAAGCCTCGGGCGTCTCCGTTAGCGTCCTCAATCCAAAGACGCAGCCAACCCTTCAAGTGAGGCTGACTGAACTTGTTCTTCTCACCTTTGATGCTGATGTAGCGGTAAGTGTCTTTGCCTTCGTACTCAACAGAAGGTTCCTCTTCAAAGGGAGAGTCTTTGCCTTTCTTAGCCTCTGGGATAGCAGACAGAGCACGAGACGTGAACTCAATACGAACGTCGGAGTAATACCGAACAGCATTACCTGCAGCTTGCTTCTTTGGCGGACCATATCTTGCCATAGGCACGTCACGAAGCTGGTTAACACCAATCACCGCAATGCGCTTGCGTCGCAACTTGCCCTTTACTCTAGGCAGTTGTTCAGCAAACATACGAGCAACAGCTGCAAGACCTGCACCCGGATCATCTACGTCTAGTCTATCTGGCAGCATAGCCGGATAGGAGTCAGTAATCATCAGTGCTTGAAGTGAACCATCAGGTGCGGGTACATAGAACTTGTTGTACTTGCGAAACAGCTTCGCATCGTATTCAACACCTTTTGTCTTGAGCATCTTTTGGTTCTCTTTAGTATGCTCGTAGACGTACCACCACTGTCCACTCTGGTAGATCTTGTCTGGAAGAGTTCGTTCCAGCATAGCCAAATAGTCAAAGAACTGTTCGGCAGTGTCTGTTGGAAGATAGCGTACTCGTGGTCGCTTAATGTACTCGCCTGTTCTGTCTCGAACTCCAAACACGTCTTCTACAGTGGCCTTAACACCAAGAGTGTTAAGCATGTTCTGAATGTAGTTTGGTTGAGAACTACCTTCATAGTCAGCATACGCCAAGATCGGAACGTTCTGCGTGATTGCATAAGCCATGATAGCCATAGCTGTTGTGGACTTTGTAGACTGCT